AGGGACGCCCCCAAACCACCAACGATGGCGGCAGGGATTTCGATGAGTGGGCTGAATCGTCCTTTGCTCATCAAGCCAGCGTCTTGCGCACGCTTAATCATGTGTTCAGACCCGCCAATGGGGTAGCCGTCAGCGGTCTTCAGGGAGTCGGACAGACTGCCAAACATAGGCACGCGCTCCTGCTTTTCGCCAGCCTTGGGTGGGCCTTCTAGCACAGAGCGGTATGCGGGCTTGGTCAACAGCTTGTCAACTGTCACCGACTTCAATGGGTCGACGATGAGGTCAACACCAAGGTGGGCAAGGTCAGGCGCACCACCAGCAAGTTGTGCCGCCGCAATCTTGGCAAGTTGCGCACGGGCGCGTGCTGACGACTTCAGGCGGTCGTAGTCGCTGGCAAGGCTTTGCTTGCCCTCAGCAAACATCTCGGCGGCGTTCTTCTTGATGTCGCTGTAACGCTTGGAATCAAAGAATGACTCAGGCGAGTAGCCACTGCTCTCTTCAGGTGAGGCTATGCCACCACCATCAAACTGCTGGGGCTTGGCCCATTGCAGGGTTTTAAACGCTCCGCCACCATCGGCGTATTGCTCTGTTGCGTATGACTCATCAGGCTTGCCACCACCACTAGGCTGGTAGCCCCTTGCCGCGTCAACGTCTGCTTGACTTACGCCGTACTGTTGCATGGCGGCTTGGATTTCATCTTGACTGCGCTCTTGTGCTAGATAGTCGTTGATGACGTTGTAGTAGTTGTCAATGCTTGAATTATTTTGTGCGTAAGCGTAACCAGCAGATGGCTGAGACTCAACAACCGCTGGCGCAGAAACGACTGCGGGCGTAGAGATAACCTCTGGTGTAGAAATCACCTCTGGCGTGTAATACGTCTCTGGCACGCTTGTCTGCGTGATGCGCTCAATCTCTTGAGGGATGTCGACTACGTTGTCAGTCTGCGTTACCTGCTTGGGTATGCCTGTCTCGCCTTGGTTGGCTGTACCTTGGTTGATTGTAGCTTTGTAGGCGTCCGCAAACTGGTTGAGGTATGACAGCTTTGCATCCTCATTCTTTAAGTGGAAGCCAGACTCATCCATCAAAGTCTTATCGTTCAGCATCCCAGACATTGCGTCAACAAGGGTGACGTTTGAATTGTTTTTTGCTATGTCGTTGTACAGGTTATCCATCTGCAAGTTTGTACTCTTGATGGCCTCGTCGTACGAATTAGCCTCTGGCTGACCAGACAGAATCACGTTGACGCCACTGTCTCCAAGTCTGGACACAATCTCATTCAAGTTCTTGCGGATAGTGTCTTTGTCAACGCCTTGGGCGATGTCGTTAGCGCCAATGTCCAGCACGACGGTCGTACCCTTTGCAAAGGTTCCGCCATCACGCTCAAATACGTTTAACTGGTTTAGCACGTCCGAGGTCTTCTGACCACCGATGGCTGTGTTTGTAACGTCTTGACCAAACGCTTCTCTAGCAAGTCTAGTCTTCTCGTCTCCAGCCATCCAACTAGCGCCAGCCAACACAACGCCGCTTAACTCGTTTGGCTTCTTTGCGCCTTGGTCAAGCACGGAGTAGTTCTGAATATTTTTTAGGGTGTCTTGCAGTGACTCATTTTTTACTGGTGGGCGTCCTCCGCCAGCCATGAAGGCAATCTTCTTGAAGCCAGCCTCACCACCTTGAGCCATTCCCATGCGTTGGGCCATAGCGGCCTCTAAACGGGCGTCAGCGGCCTCGATGTCCACACTGCCACCCTTTGCCATACGTTGGCTCATTGCCGCCGCTAGGCGTGCGTCTGCCGCGTCAATGTCAACCTCACCACCTTCTGCTCGTTGCAGTCCAGTCTCTCGCACATCAGGCATACCATCTTTGCGATAGTAAGGAAGTAGGTCACCCTCACCCGTTTTAATTTGGTTCAGCACCTCCGCACGCACATTGGCTGGGTTGGGCTGAATTCCTTTCTGTTTCAAAGTAAAAGCGACTTGCTTTTCGAGCAGGTCAAGCGCATCACCACGGGGTGAGCGTAAGCCAGTCAGTTCTCCTCCACCAAACCAGCGACCAGCTTGGGCCATACCACCGGGGATGCCAAGGTCGTCCGCAATACTTAGCATTCCCTGCTCACCCACGTTGTACTCAGTGTTGCCAAAGCCACCCTGCTCTTTAAAGTAGGGATGGTAGCGACTGCCTTGCGTCTGACCCGCCGCCTCATGCACGTCTAGCGTTACAGACTTGGCAAAGTCACCAGCTTTTTGTGAGCCGTAGGTCGGAATCTTGTAGTTGGTCGGGACGTTTGCCTTGTTCATCTCGCGCAAGTTTTGCCCACCCTCAAGGACGCTCTGCACACCTTGACGATGCAGTGGCATAAGAGGCAGGCCAATGCCAAACTTATCCTTATACGCCGCCATCTCCTTGGCAACATTTTCCTCGGTCAAAGGGATGCCACGCGCATTCATGTTGCGCAAGAACTGGCCCACAGCCATCTCATTCATTATGGAGTTACGGGCAGATGCAGGCGCAATTGAGTGAACCCACTTATCAAACTTATCCGCAGACATTCCAGCTTCCATCACCGCTTGCTTGACGGGGTAGAGCGATGCATAGAACGTCTCACCACCTAATGGCAGGCCACGCTTGATTTGCTTCTCAATGAGGGCGCGGTTCTCTGGGTCAGCATACAACTCATCAACATGGGAAGTGCTGGCGCGTGTGGGTATGTCACGAGGGAACGACGACTGCTCTACGTCAGGAAAGCCCTCCATCGCGTCCTTGATAGATGCGCGGTCAAATGCCTGCAACTCTTTGCGAGGAGGCGTCCACGGCTCCGTAGGCTGGTCAAGGAACTCATTGGCCTTACGCTTACGCTCTGCCACCACCTCAGCAGTGTTCTGCATCTTGTTGGGATTGCTGTCGGCGAAGGAGGCTTTACCTAATGCGCCATATTGCTTTTCAAGGGCAGGCTTTTGGACTCGCTCCCACTCTAGCTTCTTGGTTGCTTGAGCCAGCGCCTTCTTCTGCACCTCAGCGTCAGTCAGCTTGGGGTTTGCGTCTGCAATCTTGTCCGCAAACTTAGCGGTTCTTGATTCCAGAATCTTGGGGCTATAGGCTGGCTCTGGTTCAGCAAGCAGGCGCTTGCCCATCCTGCCGAGTCCACCTAGTATTTTCTTTGGGTCTGCCATCTATTACACCGCGTATGGGTTGACCCGCTCTTTACGGGTATAAGCATAGTCGTCATCGTCATCATACAGAGGCTCAGGGTTGATGTCGAGGAACCCCATGTCCTTGAGTAGTCGCATGGCCTGCGTGGTTGCGTCGACGTAGTCATCGTGAGCGGCATCAGGGAAGGCGCATATCTGGGACAGGAAGCCCTCGGCCCAGTCCTTGACGTATCCCTTATGCACTGACGACTCAGGGAGCCAGACGCGCCCAGTCGAGAAGATGCTGGCGGTAATCTGAAGGCGGGTCATCTTGTCCGCGTTCCCCGGGTTCCACGCACGGACAGGCAAGTGCATCGCTTGCAGTTCCTGCACCAGAGACAGACCTGACGCCTTGGCCTCCACGAGTATCAGGTCAGGGCGCTTGGCGTCCTTGCCTTCGCCGTATGAGTTGCGCCACTCCTCTAGCACCTTGGGCTTGAGTTGAGGGAACGTCAGGTGTTCAGCCCAACAGTCGATGAGCAGGACGGACATTGGGCCATCGAGAGGCTTGAACACGCCCCATGTGGTGGACGCTGTCGGGTCGTTGTAGGTCTTGTCCGTGTACGCGCAGTCCAGCGACATGACGATGTACTCGAACTTAGGCAGAGGCTTGTCGTGCGGGTACATCTTGAACATATCGCGCCCGACCACCTTGCCATCTTCGAGGTCGACCACTAGGCCCATCACCTCCTGCTCGTACAGCTTCGACCCACGATAGGTCTCCAACTGCTTTTGGAACGCCTTGTCGAGGTTCTTGGCGTTGTCGTAGGTGCTTGCGCGGGAGACCACCACGTCGTCACCCTCACGCCCTACAAGGTCAAGAATCAAGTCCTTTGGGCGCGGTGTCGTAGTCACGATGACACGAGGGTGGCTGTGGGGCTTGTCGTCTGGCTTAATCCTCAAGCCTAACATCATGTTGTCCCACGCCTCGTTAGGGCCAAGGTATTGATATGCCGCCAACTCGTCACACCAACAGAACGATGAGTTAATACCACGCAGGCGGTCATACGAGTCAGCCGACACGCCTCGAATCTTGGAACCGTTGGACAGCTTGATGAGGTGGTCTTGCTTGTTGTAGTCCACCACCAGCGGCTCAGGGATGCAGGCCAATAGGCCAGACGGCCCTTCAAAGCAGGTGAACTTCAAGTCGCCCGACGTAGGGGCCAGCACAATGCTCATCGTGTTCGGGTGAGTCCATGCCCACCACCACAAGGCTTCAGCGGCACTACGGGTCTTCCCCGCGCCCCTGCCAGCAAGCATAAGGAACACGGTGTAGTCAATCTCTAGGTCGGGCGGTATCTGGTAGGGGTGTGCTTGCACCACCCACCCAGCGTGGGCAATCTGCGCGATGCGGTCATGCTCCCCTTGGGCGTTGAACTCCGCCTGTACTTCTGGGTCTTCGAGCAGTTCTGCTAACACAAGTATTACTCAAGCCAGACACGAGGTGTATAACCCCGTGTTTTTCGACACCACGAGGGCGCGAGGTGAATACTTTTTAGCCAGCACGCTTGGTCATCTCAAGGTTGCGAATGACTTCAAGAAACTTGTTGGCGTTGGTGTCCTCGGTCTTGATGGCGGCTCCACCCTCCACGCCTTCGAGCGCCACGCGGTCGCCGTACTTCTTTGGCCTCAGCTTGGCGGCTGTCCACTTGCGGGCCTCAATGCGGTTCTTCTGCCAATTGATGTAGGTCGCGTCCAGACTGGTGCGGCCCTCCTTGTCGGTGTACTCAGGGGGCATCTCGTCGGCGATGTCGAGAATCTCGTCAGCGTTGGTGTCGGCCTGTTCTTCGCGTGCGCGTGCGTATTGCTCCGCAAAGAGCGGGTGGCGTATCAACCACTCGTATACCGTACTCTGCGCAGGGAGCGCTCCTACTGTGTCTGCCTTGAGTATCTGACGTAGGCTCATCCCCTCACTTAGCATCATGCATATGAGGTCTGCTGTCTGTTGGTTGAACTTTGTCGGGCGTCCAGTTGTCTTGGGCGCTACAGGCTTCTTTGCGGGCGTGGTGCTACCTTGGGCCTGCTTGGTGGCCTTCGGCGTCTTGGCGGGCTTCTTAGCCGCCTTCTTGATGGTTTCTGGCATAACCCGTAATCCCCATGTGAATGAACGAATGACTACAGTGTATTCGATTCGCTTTCACTTCGCCAGTCTACGCTTTGGGCATAGGTATACCAATCAAGGCAAGCCACCTTGTCTCACCGACACCAGCGACACTCGGTCTGAAGGTGTTGTCGGCATCAGTCGTTAGACCAATAACCGACTCGGTTTTATTTCGCTTTCGA